CCCAATGAAGGACACTGCCATGCCTAAGACCTCGACCAAGAAAGGCCACTGGCCGGCTGGGAAGCGTCGAAACAACCCGCGGGGCTGGTCCCTGCTCTTGGGCCGGCTGAAGAAATACGTAGACCAGCGGGCCTCGCTGAAGGAAACGGCCAGGGCGATCGGCGTCAACGATCGCACGCTCCGGCGCTGGCTGGCCGGTGAAGACGTGCCTGGTGAAGGGTCGGCCGCCCAGGTCCGCCATCTGTTGGCCGGCGTCAAGTGGTGAGGTGAACGATGGAAATCGTGGCTATTTTCGTTGGGGCGGTCATCGTAGTGGGCGGCCCGATCCTCGGTCTGCTTTTCTTTGCGCGTCTGTGGGGGTTTTCCAATCAGCTTGGGACGCTCATCGAGCAGGGCAAGCTGGCCAGCAAGGAGCGGCGGCCCATCCTGGATGCCCTTTCGCAGGCGGGTGGCAATGGGCAGGCGCCCGCGCCGGGGGCACCCGGTACTCTGGGGCGACGTGCGGTGCTTCGGGCCGATGCCATTCCGCCGATGCGGTGAACGCCTGGGGCCGTGGGCGCGTCTATACTTGTGATATGACGCGCGCCCGTTCACTACCTGAACAGCGTTCACTCTTCCAGCCGGATCCGGCTGGGGTGCTGGCCTCCCTGCGCGATTGGCCGGACTCCGATCTTGACCAGCTTTTGCGCGTCGGGGCGCTGGAATTGCTCCGGCGCTGCCGGGCCGTCCCCATCGCGGTCCCCGTGGCCCAGGCAACCTATCGGGCCATGGCCGGCGAGGTGTCGGTATGAAAAGTTATCTTGAGACCGCCGAGGAGTACTTCGGCGACTTCATCCGGGTCTCGGACCTGCCGGGCTTCGAAGACCTGGTCGTGCTGGTCCTCTGCAATGCGGAACAAGCCAGTGAACTTAGCCACGCGGAGAGCCTGGCGTCGGTGATCGAGCAGGGTCGCAGGGCTTCTGCCGGCGGCGCTTGATGGCGCTCGCGGTGTCCGCAATTGCGGACAATCAGACCTCCGGCCACTTGCCAGCCGGGCAACGGCCGAGGCGCAGCCGGCTCAGCCAGGCCGTGTGACGCTGGGACGTGCAGCCGCAGGATCGGCAGGCGTCGTTTGCGGCGTCGAACCGCCCGCAGGCGTTCGTGCGGCAGATCGCCGCCAGGGTGGCCTGGTCCTGATCGCTCCGCGGCCCGGCCGAACATGCGCGGAAGAGCCGCGCCGTATCGGTCGTGCGGACCGCAGCGCAGCGCCGGCAGACGTGCCGGTACCGGCTGCCGTCGAACGTCGTCTGGAATTCGCACAGCATGTCAGGAAATCGTGACCGTGATCGAGTCGCCCCCAGGCATGCCCCCCAGGCGACTGCCGTTGAGGAAGGGCAGTTCATAGGTCCCCGTGGGCAGGCACGGGTGGTAGCAAATCCCGCCCAGGCTGTACGTGGCAGTCGCGTAACCGCTGCCGGCGTCATCGGTAAAATTCCCCGTGACCTGGATCGTGAAACAGCCGCCCGCGCAGGACACGTTCACTGTCGCGCCGGAAGACTCGATTTGCAGCGTGTAGTCGCAGTTGGCGACGTTGGTCATGGCCTGCGGGGCCGTGGCCGCGGTGTTGTTGGCCTGCCAGCCGGAGGGCAAGGTGACGAGGACGTTGATGGCGGGACAGCCGGCGCAATTCGAGCATCCGCCGCAGGGGCACACGGCGCAGTCGATGGGCAGGCCCGCGCCGTTGACCACCAGCAATCCGTCCAGTGTCCAGAGGCCCATCTCAGTTTCCTAGCAGGGCGTGGTGGCGATCCAGGACACCGAATTTCCGCCGCCCGCGCCGTTGGTGATGAGGATCTGCGGCGAACCACTGGAATAGCCGGGCAGGGATTGCAGGGCCGCAAAGACCGCCGCCGGTGTGGGCGGGCTGTCGATCACGCGGTAGGCCGTGATGCTCGCGTCCCAGGCGCAGACAATGCCGCTGGCGCTGGCCGGCAGGTCGATCGAGTGGTTTTGGACCGTGGGATAGGTCTGGCCGCCGTTGCTGGGGTCCTGCCCGTCGTCCATCGCCGCCAGCGACGTGGGCACGAAGGTCGCGTTGGCCGCGACCGCCGTCGAGCCGATGCCCACGCGGATCAGTTTTGCCAGCCGCTGGATGGCCACGATCTGGTTCGTGCCGTCGCTGCCGGCGATATAAAAACCCTTGGCCCCCGTGGCGCCGCTCCAGCCGCCGTGATTGCTGCCGTAGGCCCGCACGTCGCCCAGAACCCCGTCGTCGACGGTGAGCGTGGGGGGGCTCGTGGAATCGTCGCGGCTAAAGTCGCTTCGCAAGGGCCACGCCAGATTGTTCGTGCCGCCCGGTACGGCGTCGTCGTAGAGCGCGAAGGGCACAAGGTCGTTGGGCAGCGGCAGCCATGCCCCATTGGCCAGCGGCCCCTGCATGCCGGGAACCGGCAGGGCTTCCTCCGCGGAGTACCAGTCCAGGAACAAGCGGCGAAGCTGTTCCTCCAGCGACGGCGGCGCGAACTGGTCGCCTCGGAGGTAATCGGTCACGGCGGCGCCTTTCTAAAAGCTCAGCCCAGGATGATCAGCCAGTTGGACGTCTCGCTGCCCGTGCCGGAAAGCGCGAGCAAATGGCAGTTGCCCTCGATCTCCGGCAGAAGGTCGTTGCACGTCACCAGGCATTCGCCCTGCGGGGGCACCTGGTGCACCAGGGGATAACCGGCCGGGCCGGCCGGGCCGATCAGCAGCGGATCGGGATTGGGGTTCTGCACCTTCAGCGCCTGGACCCGCAGGCCCGCGGCGGCGATCGTGCGGCCGTTGTCGTTGGTCAGCGTGAGCAAATCGATTATGGCCGAGCCGTCGTTGAGGGTCGCGGCGAAATGGGCCTTGGCCGCGGCCGGCGGGGCGCTGGCCGGGTGCAGCCGCAGCACGGTGTTGGCGCCGACGTCGGTGGCCCGCTGGCTGGCGCCAGGGCCGAGCGAGAGCGTCTCCTTGGTGGTGATCGCGCTGTGGATCACGACGTTCAGGGCGTTGTTGTCGCGGACGGGGAGTTTGGATTTGGGGATTTGCATCGGTGGGCACTGTCCTTTCAAAGGGCCATGGTCCGTTCCGGGGTGAACAGGTCGAGGTCTGCGAAGTCGCAGGAATAGGTGTTGCCGTCGTCGTCCGCGGGGAACCAGGCATAGACGATGGCCGGCGGAAAGACGGGCGGGGTGCCGGTCGGTATGAGTTGGTTGCCGTCGTCGTCCAGTTCGGCGATACCGCCGAAGGGCCGGCCGAGGCAGTCGGTCACCGGGCCGGTGGCCTTGCCGTCGGTGTTGCCGGCCTGGGGGGCCAGGATGAGGTGGCCGCTGCCGTCCAGCGCCAGCCGCTGGAAGCAGCGCGGCCCCAGGTTGGGCACCCGCACGCCGAAACTGTCAGGATCGTGCAGGAAGGTGCACGTGAGGATGCGGTGCAAATAGGGGTCCAGGGTCTCAGGGGCGCGGACGTCGGCCAGGTACAGCGTGCCGGCGGCGAAGGCCCGCACGCTGCTGTTGTCCGCGTTGTCGGGATCGTTGGTCCACACGTTGAAGCCGGCGTTGTTCCAGCGGTTGAGGTAATTGTCCCAGTTGACGTTGTCGAACCAGTCTAAAGAACAATGGCGGGCGATCTCCACGCGCAACAGCGGGGCCGTGCGGGTCACCGGCGGGTTGAAGCGGTCCCCCGCGGCATTGCGGATGTCCATGTTGTCGTTGTACTGGCCGCTGGGCGGGAAGTCCGGCGGCGAGCTGGTCACGTCGTCGTACACGCCCCGCCAGGCCGGCTTGACCTTGCGGTCGGCGAAGTAGTGCACCTGTGTGGGCAGCGTGAGGGGGTCCTCCTGCCACTTGACGTCGACGTAGGCGGTGCCCTGGTCGTCCAGCGAGCGCGGGGTGACGCTCACGCACACCATGTTGCCCTTGGTGATGTCGATGTCGCCGATCTGGGGCAGGTTCGTGTCGCTGAGGGCCGCCCCCTGCCAGGAGTTGGCGAAATTGTTCAGGATGCTGGCGGCGCCGTTGGCGATGTTGGGCACGAGCCACAGTTCGGTGGCGTCGTAGCGGCCACCGGAGCGATGGGTGACGCTGCGGTTGCTGTAGCGCTGGTAAGCTAAGGCGGGCATGGTTAGCGTCTCCCTGCGCCGTTGATGAAATCGATCGTGCCGAACTGGTAGCCCACGTTTCTGAGGACCTGCTCCTGGATGGACGGATCGAGGTGAGAAATGATCTGCTTCATCATTTGCAACTGGTCGCTGGACTGCCGCATGGCTTCCTCCGCGCCGACGACCTGGCCGTAGCCGGCCACGCTGTTCATGTCGGCCGCGCCCGCCAGGCCGCCGGCATGCGCCACCGCGGCGGCGTAGTCGCCGATCTGGTTGCCCAGGCCGCGGGCGATCTCCTGCCGCTCCTCGCCGGTCTTCGCGCGGCCGCCGAAGGCCTGCGTGGCCAGGTCGATCTGGGCGCGGAGGTTCTCGCCCAGGGAGCGCACGGGGGCGAGCTGGTCGGCCAGGGTCTGTTGGGTGGAGAGGATGCCCCGCTCGCGTTGCGTGGGGTTCAGGCGGGGATTCTCGCGGAGGATCGCTTCCTCCTCTTCCTGTCGTTCGCGGGCCGTCATGTAGCTCGACGTGGCGGCGTAGCGCTGCGCGCGGGCGTTGTTCATGGCCCCCGCCGCCATGCCCATGTTTTGTTCCGCGCTGCCGGTGGGCATGTAAGCCCGCTGATTGGCCAGCGCCGTGGCCTTGGCGATCGCCTCCTCATAGACCTGCTGGGCCGACCTGCCCGTCTCGTACAGGCCCTTGGCCTCCTGCTGGCGGTGGGACTCGATCGACTGCTGTTCGACCTGCAGTTGCTTGTCTTCGAGGGCCTTGGCGCGCTTCTCGTTTTCGCCCTCGCCGTACCACAGGCTCCCGTGGTGCACGTTGATCCGGTCCTCCAGCCAGTTCATGCCGCTAACCACGCGTCCGAGGAGGCTATTCTTCGTGCCGTACAGCGTGTTGCCGAAATCGTTCATGGTCTGGGTCTGGCGGGCTGTGTAGCCCGAGGCGTTTTTGGACTTATCGTTGGCGTCGGCGATCTCCAGGCCCCGCTCCCCGTACAGGGCCACGGCCGCACGGGTTCGCGCGGAGCCCGTCAGCTTGCCGAGTCCGGCCTGGGCCTGGCTGATCTGCTGATCGGTGCTGCCCGTGGCGTCGATGCCCAGCGAGGCGAAGAGGGCGGATCCCCGCCGGTCACCCATTCTGGCCGAGTAGCCCGCGTCGCGGAACTCGCTCACCGCCTGAGAGAGCTCCCCTACGGAGAGGCCGGCCGACTGCGCGGAAACCGACATCTTGGAAAAGGCCAGCGTGCTCATTCCCACGGCCGCGCTGGAACGCTTCAGTTCGCTGCTGATGGCGCTGAAGTCGTGCATGGTTGCTGCGATGACGCCGATGCCGGCCAGGGCCCCGCCGGCGATGCCGGCGCCTGCGCCCAGCCCGGCCAGGCTGCTCAGCGGGCCGCCGTATTGGGAGATTGCCCCGCGGGCCGCGTCTCCCAGCCCCAGCTTCCCGTCCGCCCTGGGGAGGATCTCGGCGGCCTGCCTTTGCGCGCGGTGGTAGGTCTCGCTGGAGATGGCCCCGCGGCGGTGCAGGTCGTCCAGCTTCCGGACCTGGTACTCGTACTTCTCGTTGGCCGTGCGGGTCCGCTCGAAGACGGCGTCGACCTCGTCGGCATAGGACGATCGCGGAGCCGCGCCCGCGGCGGATTTGCCGCCGCCCGGGGCCGCCTGCTGAAGCTCCTTCAGGCCGGACTTCGCCTGGGCAATGCCCGAGGCGTCGAAGGTCGACACGACCGGGATAATCACTTTGCCGATGGAACCGGACATCGAAAAGGTCTCACGCTAAGGCGTTACGCCGCAAGGGTTCAGTCGTAGAGCCAGGAACAAAAAAGCGAGAACAGCATCCAGGCTGCCGTCGCCAAGGCGTAGATGGGCCAGCCCAGGGCGAGCCCGAAGGCCAAGAGCGGAGGCACCCGCTCGTAGTCCGCGGTTGGCGGCCCGAAATAATCGACGTAGACGAAGTAGGCCGCGGCCGAGACCGGCACGGAAAGCCACAGGGTCAGCAAAATCAGCCAGGTCATGTGTTGTTCCTTTGCGTGGTTGTCGGCCGCGGCCAGATGCTCTGCAGCTTCTCAGCTTCCTCGGCCATGGCCTCTTCCGTTTGGGCCGGGGCCTCGGCATTTGGCGGCCGCTCCGTGCCGTCGAAATCGGTTTTATAAATCGTGGGCTTGTTCCGCCCCGCCATGGCAAGCTGCCAGGCGACGTGCTCGACCCGCTTGGCGATGGGCGGATCGAGTTCCAGGCTGGCCTCCCACAGCGGCAGTTCCTCGCCCCACCGCGCCCACAGTTCTCCTAGCGGGACTCCGGCCTCTCGGCCGAGGGCGAGTTGCTGCCGCAGGCGGGGGCAATTGCGGATTTTTTTTTGAGCCGCTCCCGCGCCGCGCTGCTCAAGGTGTTAACCTCGTCGGCGATCTCGAAGATGCGGTCGATCGTGCCGCCGCTCCCCGGATCGTCCATCAGGGCCTGCCACTGGCCGCCCTCATCACAGGCCGGCTTGCCGTCTGCCGTCACCAGGCAGTAGAACGCAACGAAGGTAATGAAGGCCGCGCCGCTGGTGGCCTTCTCGCGGGCCGTTGCGGCGTCGAAGGCGACCCGTTCGGCGGGCGAGAGCCGGCGGACGAAAAGCTGGCCGTCGAGCTCCGGCCACTCGGGCGTGGGCACGGGGACCGGGCCTTTATTGGGCCGGCCGAGGATTTGTTCGAGGATGCTCATTTCAGGAATCTCCGGCAGAAAAATGGTGGTGTGGGTTAGCGGCGCGGCGGGACTTCCTCGATCGTGGTTTCGGTCGAGATGTTCCCCGGCAGGGTCTCTTGGCCCTGGACCTGGATCGCGGGGGCGCAAGGCCGGGCTGGATCGCGGCGGTCCGGATCGAGGCGGTCGACGTTGGTGGCGCTGGCGACGTTGACCACGGTGGACGGCCGCAGTGCCTGGCTCTGGGCCGTCAGTTGCAGCGGGCCGGTGGAACCGGAGACATATTGGAGTACTCCGGCGGTGATCAGGGCCGCGATGACCGCGGCCGGATTGGCGGCGATCGCCGCGGCCAGCGGGTCCCATGCCTGCTGGCCGATCTCGCCGGTCAACGTCGGCTCGGCCGAATCACAGTAGCTGATCGTGTAGGGCTGCGTGAGGTCGATTGCCGCCGGGGCGTTGGCGACGTAGAAGACGCTCGATTCCAGTTGGCTCAGCGCGATGCAGCAATTTGCAGCCGTGGCCGTGCCGTCGCTCAGTTCCACGAAGCCCGTGCCGTTGAAGACCTGGAGCTGCGCGTTGAACCACACGCCGTAGAGCGTGTGAACTACCGCCCGCGCGGTCGAATCGTATTGCATTTCACGGGACATGGTTTGCCTTTACGAAGTCGGGTAGCAGGCCGCTACTTCCTTGTTGGTGATGGTGCCGCCGCTGACCAGCGAGGAAGCCGTCGCAAAGCTCACGCCCATCATGCAGAGTGTGGTGATCGTGGAATGCAACCCCAGCGTGATAACGGCGGAATAGTAGGTCGCAAATGGATTGGCGATTACGTTATTCAGCACCAGCGAACCGATCTGCGTGTAACTCGAATAATCCTCCAGGTTGGGGAGACCGGATTGCGTCAGGTCGAGATTCGACAGCAGCACGGTCGTAGCGTAGGTGTTCACGTCACCATAGAAAGCGATTGGCGGCTTTCCGCCAGCCGCTATCTGCACATCGTCCACGATGACCGTGCCGATATTGCCCCCACTGCCAAACTGCGGCTGAAGATCGTTCTGGGCACCGAGTTCATTGAAATTCAAAGCGAAGGAATTGTCGTTTGATTGCAACAATCCGCCGCGCACGAGTACGGTCTCGCACGGCCCCCAAATATGAATCCGGTCGTCGTTTTGACCGGGAGACCAATTCTCATACGTCAAGAGATTGTCCAACGCGGTGAAGACTTCGACGTTGCCGATGTTGATGCAGAACGTGGGCGAGTCGATGATCGTGCATTGGTCGAACGCGAGGTGGTTAATGCCCGTCAGGAGCATTGCCACAGACCAGCGGTTTGCCGTCGAGCAGTTATTTACGTTTGCGTAGGTCTGCCCCTGGCAATTCAGGTTGAACCGCCGGAATACGATGTTGTCGTCGAGGATGTGCTCCGTCACCACCGCGCCGGCAGACCATGTTTGCTGAGTCGTGCCGAGTTGCGCCCGCGTTACGGTGAGCGTGGCGTTGTCGCCTGCCACGGCGGTGCATAGCACGGTCTCCGTCGGGCCCGTGCCGCTCTGGCTAATGTCCAGCAACAGGCCACCGCTGGGAACCGTGGTCAAGAATTCCGCTTGCAGCGCGCCGAGTACAATCGTGCTGCCGTTGTCCACGGACACCTGGATCGGCAGGGCCACCGTGTTGGAACTATTGTCCAGCGTGGTGCTGCCGAGTTGGGCATACATCTGTTCGCTGGCGACGTAGACGGTAAACGGATTGTTGTAAGGGGCCGCTGCATTCACGAACGGCAGCCACGAATTGACCTGCATGGTTGCCTGGCCGGTCGAGGTAATCGCGGCGGCAAGCGTCGTGACTCCATAGGGTGCCCCGATGAAAAAGACGTTGGCCCCGTTGCTGTGCATCGCTGGCGTCGTGCTGTTGGCCCCGCGCGTTACCGAGGCCACGGCGAACAGTCCGTTGACGATCGAGTTGACGGTCATCTGTTCGGAATCGACGAGGATCGTAAACGGTGTTTTTGGCGGAGTGGAAGGGGCGTTGCCGAGGCAAATGGCGGTGGTGCCGGTTGATGCCAGAGTCCAGTAAAGCGTCGCGCCGTTGCTATGACTAGCGGCCGTCGTGCTGTTTTGCGCCCGCGTGATGGTCCACGTCTTGTTGCCGCTCCCGCCCATCCCGGTAACGGAAACGATTTCGCTGCCGATCTGAACGTCGAAAGGAAGTTGAGAGGCAGACGGAAAATTCGATACGCTCGCCACGTTCATCGACGTTGCCGAACTGGAAATCCCGCCCGAGTTCGTAATCGTTGTCTTGGGGCCGTTGTAGGAATTGTTGGCCCCGAAGAGTGCCGGGCCATAGATCGTGACGGTTTCCCCCGCAGAGTGCGTTGCCGCGCTCGAACTTCCCTGCCCGCGCTGAATGGGCCACACGTTACCCGTGACAGGCATCGCCCGTCGCGGGTGCTGGTTCATCCAGCACGTATCATCGACGCCGCCCATAAATACCTGGGTGCTGCTGGTGTGGGCCGATGAACCGCTGCGGGCCGTTACCGAGAGCGTCGTACCGCTGGGCGGCCCCTGGATCGTGAATGTCTCCGAGTCGATGGTCAAAATGAACGAAACCGCGTAGTTTGGCAGCAGCGCGACCGAGGCCACGGTGATGTTGAACGGGGCCGCCCCCGTGCCGATGTTCCCGGCCAGCGTCGTCACGGCCACCGGGGTCGCCGCCGCGCCGAAATAGATGTACTGGCCGCTGGGCAGGCACTCCCATGTCACATTCGAGGGCGCAGTCATCATGCCGCTGCGGATCGCGTGCGGCATATCCGCGATGATCGTGCCCCCGCCGGCAGCCGAGAGCGCGATGGCCACGGCCTTGATCAAGTTCCCGTCGTCGGTCACGCCGTCGCCGTGGATGCCCGCGATGGTCGAGGTGTAGACCACGGCCGGGCTTTTCAGATAATCCGATGCGGCGGCCTGAAAATCCGTGGCCGCGTGCGCGGCTGCCGTGCCAAGCATAGGCTTGTTCTTGATGTAATCCGCCGCCGAAGTGGTGGCCTCGTTCCAATCGGACTGGACCTGCGCCGCCGGAATCGTCGGCTTGTTGCTCAGGTCGTCGTAGCTGCCGCTGGTCGCAACGGTCGCCAGCCCGCTGACCTGCGCCGCCGACAGACTCAGCGGGTCGCTGCCCGCCGCCGCGTGGCTCGATGCGTGCGCCGTGGGCGTGCGGGCGTTGGTCAGGCGGCTGTCCGTACTCGCCACGATGCCGCCATGGGCCGTCGTGGTCAATCCGGTGTGCGTCGTGAGATTGCCTTGGACCGTGCTTGCCGCGCCGGTGGCGAAGGACTCTGCCGCTGCCTGGGCCGCCGAGGCCTGCGAAGCCGCGTAGCTTTCCGCGTTTGACTGCGCAGTTGACGCCTGCGAAGCTGCGTAGGACTCGGCGTTTGACTGTGCGGTGCCTGCCGCGCTGCTGGCAAACGCCTCCGCGTTGCTCTGCGCCGTTGTCGCCGCCCCCAGGGCATCGTAAGCCGCGGCCGCTTCCGTAGGCGTCACGTAGTCCACACCCGCCGTGGCTGCCGCGATGAGCGAACCCGTACCCTTGAGCAGCCCCGCCAACGTGGTCGGGGTCGCCGCCGTGATGTTCGCGACGGGGAATGGCTGGCCTGGCGTGGTCATGACAAAAATCCAAAATCCAAATGACGAATGACAAAGGGAGGAAGGACGCTGGGCTATTCGCGATTCGTCATTCACTCCCTTGGTCCACGGTTTACGAATTTCCGGCGCCCGTCCGCCGCCACCTGAAGCTGTGCTCGGTGGTGGCCTGGCCGTCGATCTGGCCGCCGGGATGCGTGCTGACGCACTCGGCCGTGTAGCCCGCGGGAGTGGTCCCCAGCGTGCCGCCGTCGTTCCAGGCGTTGACGGTCACACCCACGGCCTTGGCCGCGCACTGCGGCGGTCCGAGGGTCGTGACCGTGACGGTCTCTTCGGTGATCCCCGGCAGGCTCACCGTGGCCGCCGGGGCGCTGGCCTCGGCCCCCGTGCTGTCGATGGCCTGGCTCGTGCCGGAGTACTGGCAGGCGACGATGCCCGTGAAGGCGTTCCCGGCGAAGCTGAAGGCGTGTCCGTTGAAGCCCACATCGGCGGCCACCCAACCCTGCGCGATGGGGGTCAGGCTCAGGTCGGCGGGCACCAGCGTGCCGTTACCCTCGATCCGCCCGTCCTTCCGTCCGCTGACGGAGACTTGCGTGGCGAAGGCCAGGGCCGGGTCGCCTGGCTGGTTGAGGTTGGTGTACGTCGCGCCGCTGCCGGTGGCGCCGATCTGGAAGGCCAGCGAGACGGGAACGCCCGGGGGCGGGAAGTGGCTGCCCAGGAATCCGCACGTGGCCTGGCACTTGTGTTTGCCGGTGCCGCTGGTCTTCGTGGTGTCCGCGGCGCCGGTAGTGTCGAACGTGGGCGGATCGTCGGGGGCGTGCAGTTCGGTGAGGGGTGTGACGGCTGCGCCGCCGAGGGTGGCCGCCGAGCCGTTCCAGGTGATGTTGGCCATGTTCACTCTCCGGGTAGAAGTGCTTTGAGGTTCGTGTTGATGATTTCCGTGGCCTTGTCTGCCGCCGTGGGTCCTTGCGCCCGGGCCGGGGCCATGAAGTCCCGCGCGGGGACGGCCTTGGTGCGGGCAAAGAATTCGCCGGCAATGAGCAGGGCCTTCTTGCGGATCGGCTTGACGGCCTTGTGACCGTGGGTCAGGTAATAGGCGTACTCGGTCGGGTTTTGCTTGCGCCCGCCGGTCATCGCCAGCGTAGCTTTCTTCGAGAGCCGCTTGAGCCAGCCGCCGCGCTTGGCCGCCTGTTGTACGGTAAAGTTGCCTTCGACGACTCCCCTCGCGAATCCCCGCCGCGGTCCGCTAGCGACCCAGCCGCAAAATGAGGAGCCGCCCCGCAGCATCTTGGCTTTGGTGCTGCCGATCGACTGCTTTAGGACGCCCGCGGCCGTGGGCGCGTCGCCCTTCTCAATGGAGGCGAGATAGTCGCTGGCCGCTTGCAAGCCGGGCAGGATGGCCTTCTTGCCAATGTCGCGCGCCAGATCGTCCAGGGCGCGTGTGACGGCCGGGATTTTGTTCTGCTTGTTGACCCAGGCCTGGACCTTCATGTCCGATTTGACCCAGGCGTCGAACTCCGCGGGCGACAAGTGTCGCTGTTGGTGCTCGATGTAGTTTTTCATCTTGCTGGCCATCAGCTCACCGTCACATCGCAAAAGAAGTCGATCAAGACCGGAACATGGAACTCGGATTTCTCGTAGAGGTGATCGTTGTAGTGATCGCCCTTCACGGCGACGGGATCGGAGGCACACCACAGCGTGGCAAACTTCCGCGGCCCCATTAGCCAGGTCGTGAACGCGTCAACGAGCTGGTCGTAAGCGTCGATGTTCGGATCGGTGACCACGCCGTTAGCCGTGGTGACCATGCAATCGAACAAAACGCCGATCGTGACCGTGATTCGCACCCCGCCCGAGCCGGTCCGCTCGTACTTCTCCTCCACGGGCGCGAAGACGAGCTGCATTTGGTTCGTCGCCCCGCCGGCGGGCGCCATGTCCTCCAGGTCGCTCAAGTACATGCGGTCGAATTCGGCCGACAGCGGGACGCCCCAGGACGGCGCTCCCTCGGCCGCCATTTGCGCAATGCAATCCGTGGCGATCTGCTTGGCGTAGCTTGCTGGCGTCGTCATGCCTTCACCCATTTCATGCGGAGGAAATAGTTGCTGCCCGTGGCGTCGAGGCTCCACGGCCTGACGCCCTTCTTGGCGAGTAGCGCGTAGGTCCGCGCGACGCCATCGGCGAGGATGACCGTCAGGCGGTCGCTTTGCTGCGGCGTGCCGAGTCCCAAGAAGCCGAAGTCGGAAGCGCCGGCGATAAACACCAACTCCGTGAACTCTTCGATCACCGTCCCGCGGTCGTCCTCCGCTTCCCAGTCGGGCGACGTGGGAATCACGCGCAGCCGTTGGACCTGGCCCGCGCGCACGTAGCTCCCCTCGACGCCCTGGCTGCGCTCGAGGGCGGGCATGAGTTTTTGCGCGATGTTGCGGGAGAGCGAACCGTTCATTGGCTCAGGGAACTGCGGATGTGGATGTTGGTGGCGGTGCCGGAACTGGAAATGCCCTGGGCCGTGGTGCCGGCGGTGACCGAGAGCGAGGCCCAATTGCTGGCCGAGGGTTGGCCCACGGTCCCGGCGCTCAGGTCCCACTCGTAAGGGATGCCCTGCTGCACCGAGAGCGTCGCGCCGGGCGAGCCGGTCCCCGACGAGTTGGCATAGAACTTGGCCGTGACGTCCAACTGGTCCGAGAGCAGGTAGAACATCTGCAGGTTGCTGATCTGCACGTTGCCGATGCCGTCAGTAAAGAGCGAGGGCGTGCCGGTCGTGACCGTGTATTCCGCGTAGGGGGCCTGGCTTCCCGAGATCGTGTACGGGCTGGAGGCGAAGGGCAAACCGTTCTGTTGGCAGGTCTTGTTGACTGTGGTCACGACGGCGTCGGCCGCCCAGACGAGCGAGGCCGCACAGAGCAAGAGGCAGGCGATGGCGAGAATCTTTTTCATGGTCGTTCTTGGAAAAAGGAAATGGGGGAAAGGTGCGCAATTGCGGACAAAGGCCGGGGGCGGCGGGCGGCCGGATGTCCTCCGAGTTTCGCCCGCGCGCCCCATCGGCCTCTCCCGTTGGGGCGTAATCACTGCGCGTAACAGGCGTTGACGGTCACCGTGCCCGATGACGGCGGCATGACCCAGACCTGGTTGACGTTCGTGACGGGGAAAGTCGTGGTCGTCAGTCCGGAGGGCAGCGGGAAGGTCGCCGTGGCGGACGTGCTGCCGATCAGGGCCCCGGTAGCCGAGGCGGTCAGGAGCATGTTGTTGCACGGGATCGAAGTCGCGGCCGTGCCCGAGAGGCACAGGGCGTTGGTGCCCGTCGCAACGAGCTGCGTGCTGCCGAACACGGGCATGCCGCTGGCGACGTTGCCGTAAGCCGGCTTGGGCTGGACGGAGTTGATGCCGATCAGGGCGGCAACCAACAGGCACAGGGAAAGGGCGATGCAAGCGCCCGCGACGATTTTCTTGGTCTTCATGGATTCGGTTCTTTCGTGGAAAGGAAAATGGGGGAAAGGAAAATGCGGGGGGAGGTCTCACGCCAAGGCGCTAAGCTCGCAAAGGGTGGAAGCTTCGCGTAGACCCGGCGTACCGGGTGCCCCTCGCCTTGGCGTGAGAAATGGTTGACTCAGGTGCCGATCAGCTCGACTTCGACGCTGGTGTCGGTGGCCGCGTAAGCGCCCGGCAGACCGTCTGCGGAGGTTCCGCCGGTGACCGTGGCCACGGCGTTGTACTCGGTCAGGCCGGTGAGGCTCGTGCCCTGTCCGGACGGCGGGAAGGCCCCCGCCAGGTTCGTGAGCGAAAGCGTGCTGCCGCCGCTGGGGTTGACCGCGCTGCCGATCTGCGGATTGCTGATGGCATAGCCGACCTTGATGTTGGTGCCCACGGTGGCCGTGAAGCAGTTGTTCACGGCGTCCCAGTAGACGTTGGCGCGATCGGCAAAGACCGAGTTGTCCTTCGGGCCGATCACGGTGGGCCGGTGCGGTCCCATCGGCTCCATGACGCCGATCTGCGGGCCCGGCGAGCCGGCATCCAGATCCTGCAGAGTGCGGTAGAGGTGGCCGCCGATGTCGATGATCGTGCCGGCGGGCAGCTTGTTGAAGACGTTCAGGCCGGGCAACATCGTAACGAGCTGCGCCTGGGTGAAGGGCACATAGTACGAGAAGCCTTCGCCCTTGCCGCGCGACGTTCGCACGCCTGGCGATTGGTATTCGGGGAAACTCATGTTTCGGATCTCCTGCAAAAGTGAATTGGTTCGTTGCGTTCAAAGGGAAAGGGAGAACGCGCCGGGCGCTCTTGCGCCCGGCGCGTCAGGGTTTCGATCAGACGCCGGTGTTGTAAACGACGCCGCGGGGCTCCACGGCACCCGCGCCGTAGGCGTGGTAGCCGCGGTGGACCAGGCCGAGGCGGGTGAACTCCATCTGGCTGGACTCGATCACGGGGGCTTGGTTGCCGTCGAGGAACAAGAGTTCCCAGACGGGCACTTGGCCCTTGTCGCCCAGGTGATACCAGGCGGTATCGCTGCCCGTGGTGCCGGCCGGGTTGTTGTTCGTGCCGATATACGGCGAGACGACGATCTTGTACGCGTTTTCGAAGGGGTTGCGCGTCATGTAGGTCTGACTCGCGGCGCTGTCACCCTGGCCCGTGGCGATCTGCCGCAGCTCGGTGGCCTTCATGGCGTTCTCGGCCGCGGTTTCGAGCGCCGGCGGCACGAAGATCAACTGCGGGGCGTAGCCCATCAGCTTTCCGTCCGGGCCGACCTGCTGGCGGAAGGCCTGGCGGGACTGGCTCAGGGCACCGATCGGGTTCGACGCGCCCAGGGCGATCGAGGAACCGGCCCCCGTGAACTTGTTCACGTTGATGGTCTGCCCCTTGCCGTCCTTGCCGCTGGCCGCGTAGTACATGGCGTTGCCGAAGAAATCCTTCCCCGACAGGACCATCGTGTAGAACACGTCGAGCAAGCCGAGGGCGGCACCGCGGCCCAGGGCCTGGGGCACGAAGCTCAGGGCCCCGAGGTCATCGTTGCGGATGTCCTCGAAGCTGGTCGTGAGCATCTTGGCGTACAGCTCAGCGCGGTTGCTGTAGGCCGTCTCGCCGAGGATGCCGTGCTTGATCTCGCCGTGCGGGCCCAGCTTTTCGAAGGTCGTCGCGCCGAAGATCCGGAAGGCCGGCGTGGGCTTGAAGTCGGTCACGCTGCGGGTGAACGAAACCATCCGCCACGACGGGTCGATGCCCCAGAAGCCCTGGTAAAGGAACTTCTGCGCGAGGTTCGACATGATGCCCGGCAGGCTGATCGTGCTGTCCGCGGCCTTGGCGTACCGCGGCGCGCCGTGATAGGAGCGGTCGAGGCACTCGTGAATGGTGGCGTTTGCGCCCGGGCCGGCCTCGATGTAGCGGCCGGTGAAGCCGTGCGCGGTTGCCGTGCGGACGATGAGCCCCTTCAAGGTGATGCCGCGACGGAGATCGTCATTCTTGTCGAGGGCTTCGAGCACTTGCGGCGAGTACTGCTTATCAAAATCCTTCAGGCAACCCGTGGCGCGGGCAAAGCTGGCCTCCAGGAGGGCGTTGCTCACGGCGGCGCTTTCCGTGCCGCCGCTGGTGACCGTGTTGGTCGGCATGCCCAGCCGGAGCATTTCCAGCTCGATCTTGTCGGCCGTCCAACTCTCGGCGATCGCTTTGTCCCGCATCTCGGTGGCTTGCGCCCGGACGGTGCGGTGTTGCTCCTGGTCGAGTTTCCAGGTGTTGTGGACGCGCTTGCAGAGGTCGTAAGCCTTCGCCACGCGCTCGTTGGCCTGGGCGGCGGCCTGGGCGGCGGCCTGGGCGGCGCGGGGGCCGACTTGGGCCAGGGCGGCGTCGATGGCGGCGTTGAGGTCCGCGCCCTTGCTGGTGACCGTCTGGTGTTTCTGCCATGCGGCCTGCATCTTGCGTTGGGTGGCTTCCGCAAGTGCCGGCGCGTCGAGGTCAAAGGTTTCCTTGACCCACTGAACGAATTCGGGTTCCATTTTCTGTGGACTCCTGGGGGTGGAATGAAAAACAGGGGTTTTCGCGTGCGCGGCAATCGACACTCGCGAGGTGTGGTCGGCTCCGTTGCCGAGCACTGAAGCTTCTTTGAGTCGGGAGTGGGGCCAGTACTCCAGCGGGCCGGTGAATTGCCGGCCGTTGGCCTGAAGGGTTTGACCGGGCGGGATGAAAACGATGTCGCCGATGACTTCGGCCCCCAGCGAACCCCGCCAGGTGTAGCCATTGGCGGCGTCGGCAACGACCCGCTTGGCCTGTGCGCCCGTGCCCGTGACCGTGCCGTCGACGATCGACAGCACGCCGTGCGCGACGACCGCGCGGCCTTCGCCCACGGGCTCTTTGTCATCGTGCGCGTAGAGGATCGACGTGGGCGGGTCCAGCTCGATGCCGGAGATCTCGATTACGAGGGGGAACGGGTGGCCGTCGAGATTCAAGTCGCCGCCGCTGTACAGCGGGTCGATGGTGATCCGCGGCAACTTCCCGGCTGCGCGGACGATGCGGGCCGTGCCTTCGTAGATCGTGACTTCCCGCGGGGCGTGTGCCGTCACTTGCGGATAGTTCGTTTCCTTGCTGGGCACGAAGTCGGCAACCATCAGGCCCTTGGCCGTACACCAGGCCTGCGCTTCCATCTGCGTGAACTTGGTCTGGTCGAAGTGATAGGCCATCGCTTCGCGCTGGCCGGGATCTTCCCGCAACTCGGCGGTAACACAGCGGATGCCTTCCGCGACGGCCTCGCTCTTGAAGCTGGCGTGCAGGAACTTCTCCGGCGTCTTGGTGATCCAGGCCGCGTGTTCCGCCGAAGTCGGCAAATAGGCATCGGTGGCGGCTGCCACGGGGACGGCCTCGGCCGTTGCCAGTCGTTTGGCCGCCAGGCGGCGGCGGGATTGCTTGCTCATTGGGCTAGATCCTCCAAGAGTGCCGCGGACGGTGTCGCTGTTTCCGGCAAACCGACCGCGATGCCGTAGTGATCGAAGAGCAGTCCGTTGACCGCTTCGTCGTGCCAGGCCGGGAGCCAGCGCTTCTCAGAGACGAAGCGGCGGCCCGGTTCCTCCACGACCATTTCGGGATCCTCGTCTGCCTTGGGCACGTCGCCGCCGGGCAGGCGCTCCATGTTTTCCTCTGACGAATCCTGAAAAATCAGGAAGCGGGTGTCGCCGATCGTCTGCACGGCCAGACAGACCATCCAGTGCCCGTAGTCCCACTCCGCGGCCTCGTCGCGCGGGTCGCTGTTCTGCGCGACGTAGTCCTGGCAGCACACAATGACGGGCCGTCCCTCGCGGGTCTCGTAAGCCAGGTCATCGACGCTCATGTTCTGCCGGGCGTTGACTTCCAGGCCGAGGGCCGAAAGGTAGGAGACGATGGCATCGGGGCTGGTCGATTTGGCGGCCGTGGTGCCGAGGGCCTCGCTCCACTCGTCGAGCGTTTCGGGGCCGACTCCAAAGAACCGGCCCACGGCCATGCTGGCAGCCGCGCCGCAACGGTAATCGGTGTCTTGGCGGATATCGGGCACGCCGGAAATGAGCGATGCCGCGGCTTTGGCCTTGCGGCGGCCGTTGTGCCCGTTCAGGCGGCTGGCCAGGCCGGGAAACAGCTTGGCAAGATCGGGACCGAGCGCCGCGCGGGCGGCGGCCTTCGCCGATTCGTTGGCTGCCTGCTCTACGGCCTTGGGATCGGCGGCCGCGGCTGCGGCGGGATCGGCATTGGCGTCGGGATCGGAAGTATCGGCGGCAGAATTAGCATCGTTCTCTTTCGGTTTGGCGGGTGGCGTTGCCGTGCCACCCTTGGCGATCGTGAGATTGCCGCGGGTCCACTCCAGGTATTGCTCCACGGCCGTCTTGCCGGGCTGGTCTTTGAACCCCAGGTTCTTGGCGTTGAGAACTTGCTGCCGGCTCCAGTCTAGGCCGCGGTCGGCGTAGATGTCTTGGATTCCCCGCAAACCGGTCTGCACGGCCTCGGCGTCGGCTCCCTGCTGGACCTCCGGGTCGCTGTAGCGCTCGCGTTGCCACATGAAAATCCGCTTGGGGATGGTGCCGCCGTCGATGTCGCTCCAGCGCTTGCCTTCGGTCTTGTAGACCTGCCGCGCCTCGGCATACCACGCGCGAAACAGCGGATTTTCCAGCCGCCAGGTGTTGTTCCGCTGGTCGATGCCGATCGATTCCCAGAGGGTGGTGATATCCAGCCGGCCGCTGGCCATGTTGTAGTTCGACGAATCGCACAGCGCGACGTTGCGGGGGATCGACTTCGGCCGCATGGCCTCGTTCAGGCTCACCTCGCTGAACGATTCGTAGGTCTGGGTCGGCTGCTCGGCCTTGGGCTGGGCAATGTCCCAGCCTTGCGGCAGCGGCCAGGCCGAACCGCGCGGGATCCGCATCGCCATTGGCGGGCCGGCCTCGTCAGGTTCCATGCCGGGCGGGCTGTTGGTCTTGAGGTAAACGCCAATCTTGGCTGCCGTCTCGGCCGCTTCCACGGTGGCCAGCGTGTAGCGGCGGCGGATGCCCAGGAAGCCGATCGAACTGGCAAACTCGGGCACGCCGCGGTGTTGGCCCGGGCGCTCGGGAAAGTAGAGGTGGCAGATGTACTGCGCGGGGATCGTGTCGTACTGGATCACGCCCAGGGGGAAGACGCCGCCGGGGTGATAACGCAAAATGTCGAAGTAAGTCTCGTTGCCCCAGTCATCGAACCACACCCCGTCGACGCGGCCTGGCGTGTACGGCGGCAACCAGTAGGTGTAACAGCGATCGCACTCGAAGGGCTGCCAGTCCAACTGGACAGGGAACGGCTTGTCGATGTCTTCCGGGTGTCGCAGGTTCGGGTTCCGGCCGATCCGCGCGAAGGATTCGCCGTCCTGCGTCCGGGCGTAAAGCATCGTCCAGAACTTGCCGACGTGGTTCGTGGCCTCGCGCCACAGGCCATAGTTCTCTTCCACGTCGCGGGCATAGTCCTGGTTGTCGTGGTCGACGTGCAGCGTGCTGCCACGCCCCAGCTCGTAATTTACGAGGGTCTTGATGTTGCCCTTCAAGCTCGGGTTGTTGTCGGTTTCGAGCCGGCTGCGGTTGCGGGCGAGTTGCCGCGTCTGCGGATCGTTGCACTTGTCGGCGTCCCAGGAATCGGCGTCCCGCCATTGCTCGCGGTTCTCGCGGTTCGTGTCGGCGATGTCGTAGTGGGTGGCCTTCGCCACCCGCTCGCGGGTACCCGGCGGTTCGTCCGGAGCGAAGGGCCTGCCGTAGCGATCGAGAATCGAGGTCATCGCGGTCCCTCGCTCATGATTGTGAAGAGGGGCGCGCCGATCTGACCGCGGCGGCGGGCACGCATGACGGCCTCCCGATCGGCGGCCAGGATCTGGTCGGGGATGGGATGGCTCTTGACGCTGCCGGCGGCCGATTGCACGCTCTCGGCGCTGGCGGCGTTTTCGCGAAGGGCCTTTTCCAGGTCCGGCTCCCTGCCCCCCGCTCCCTGCTCGCTCGTTTGCGATGCGGCCTGGGCCGTGGCAGTGAAGGTGTACGTCTGGCCGTTGTAGGTCACGACGATCGTGGCCGTGTAGCTGTGCTCAGGCAGGGCCGAGGTGAAGGCGTAGGAGTACTGCCCCGTGCTGGGGTTCGCCATCGCGGTCCCTGCGGCGAGGACCTGCAGGCCGGCGGTGTCGTCGTAGATCCCGATCGTGGCGCTTGTGGCCTCGGTCGGGGTGCCGTTCACCGTCCACGATTTCTTGAAGGTCAGAGCCACGAAAAAGCCCATGCGGGGGTATGCGGCCCCCGCATGGGCTCGAAACCGATTGCCGCCTGGCCGGGCGGCTCGTCAATAGGTAATCTATGCCAGGTTCCCGCGGTGTCACGGCCCGAGGCGCGGAATTGCTAGATCTAGCAATTCGTGACCGGCCGGCGGGAAAGATTCAAGTTAAGAAAATGGGGGCGTCACCCGCAGATTCGAGCGCTGGAATAGTTATGGGCGTCCGAATCGACCTCCACGAGGTTGACAGGCAGCCGCAGTTTCTCGGTTGCGTCCCGCATTATCGCGTCGAAGATTTCGCGCTCCTCTGCGCTGAGGGGCGGTGGCAGGAAGGACATATCCTCGGGGTCGATCTTGCCGACGACCGCGCCGGTTTCGTCGATGATTTCAACCGTGTCGCCTTGCCGGAACGTGGCATCGTTCTCATACTTTCGGAGGACGTGAGGGGCTAACATGTTTTCGTTTTCCCCTTTCGTGTGATTCGTGTTTTTCGTGGTTTGCTGCTCTTCTTTTTTGGCGCGAAGCAGGCTTCCCAGTTCGCTTCCCACTTCTGGCGGCTGATGTCCATCGGCCGCGGTCGGTCTCCTTTGCCGTTCATCTCTGCTGTCCTTTCTGTTAGTCCTGTGTGACCGTCACGTCGCCATCGACGTCGGCCGCCGCCAGGCGTTTTTCGGGCGGTTGAATTCGTTCCTCGATATGGCCGCATTGCTGGCAGTGGCGTTCCCGCCAGACGCTGCCGTCCGCCAGCTTGAGCGATCGCACGCAGGCGAACACGTCTTGCCCGCAGTTCGGGCAGGTGCGGTTCGTGCGCTTGGCTGAGGTGCCGTCAACGCCCAGGTTGTAATCCTCCCACTTAAAGCTTGGCATATTGACTCCAATCGGCTTTGCGTTTTGAGGGCTTGGTTGTGCGGCCGGCCCCGGTCAGTTCGGATCCGAGCATCGACGCCCCCACGAAACACCCGACCACGGCGTCGAGGGTCTCGTTTTCGCGGTTGGGCTTCAGCGTCCACTCGACGACCCTGCGTTCCTCGCCCTTCGTTTCGTTGGTCACACGGTGGCCGAGTTCGGCCGTCAAGTGGTCCGCGAACATGCTGTGGTCTGCCCGCGGGGTGCCGTAGACCGAAAAGCAGCCGCTGACCCCCAGGGGCACGGCAAGCTGTTCATGGAGGGTCGTTTTCCAGTAATTCGTGTCGATCGTGACCGTGCGGTGTTTGCCGGCGTCGGGCTGGGCGGCCCGCCAGTGGCAGCCGGTCAGATCGCCGGCCTTCTTGGCGATCTCGGCCATCGGTTTCTGCTTGGCTCCGTAGCCCACGCCCATGCTGGGCATGACGATGGGCGTCTTTTCGGCCTTTTGCTTCAGCCGCTCGATCGCTCCGGAGACGACGTCCTTCTCATAGCGGGTATCGATCAGCAGGCGCTTGATGGCGTAGACCTGGTTTTGGTCGTCCTTCCAGGTCAAGCCAAGCAACCAGGGGACAGATTCGTCCAGGCCGGCGGCGAGAAGGGTCTTGATGGGGCTGCCGGCGAGGGCCTTTTCCTGCTTGGCCAGGTAGGCGGCGAGGGTCGGGTTCGCGTCGGCTTTGGTGTGGTAGCGCTTGTTTTGCTCCGGCCACGCGCCGTACTCGAGGCAGGCCCCAGTAAAGTCCTTTTGCCACGCGCAGACCGCGTAGTACAGGTAAGCGTCGTTGACGTCAAGGAAGCAGGTCAGCCATTCGGTCTCTTGAGGCACCATGCCCCGCTTCAGGCCGTTCACCTTGCGGGCGATTTCGTCGCGCGGCAACATCAGGCCGGCGCTGAGTTGGCTGCTGAGGGGATCGTTCTGGTATTCCGCGGCGAAGGCCTCCGGGTCGCGGAACTTCAGCTCCATCGCGTACTGCAGGGCGCTGACGTACCCTTCCGGGATCCGTTCCGGCCAGGCCATCACGGCACCACGGTCCATTTCCTCGCGGCGCTCCACGTAGAAGCGGGCGGCGGCGTTTTCATCGCCGTCGGTACGCATGGCGTCGTGCAGGATGGCCCGGTATTCGTCCCAGAGTTCCTCTTTCTCCGGCATGGTGATGACCATGCGGGTCGTTTCGCCCCTCCACTCCGGCATCCGATCGCGATCGAGGAACTGGCAGGCCAGGTCGTTCTCGCAGATCTTGGTGACCGCTTGGATGGCTGCGATCTTGCGATCGTGACCGGCCAGGCCCAGGGCATCGCCCTGGACGGTCTGCACTCGCTTCTTTGTGCTGACCGGGCTGTTGGCGCTTTCCCGCGTCTGAATGTCGTCGAGCAAGAGGATGTCAGGGCGGATCGTCTCGATCAGCACGGTGGGCTCGGGATCGCCCGGCACCAGGATCGGCGCTGTGTCCGTTTGGCCCTTCATCGCGCCGGTGATGCTCTTGACGAGCATGACGCTGCCCGCGTTACCCCGCTCGATCGACCATTTGAAGGCGGCGACCTTTAGTTCGCTGTTGGACCACTGGATGCCCGTGGCCTCGCCGTTGAAGACTTGGCCTGCGCACTTGCGGCCGTGGCCTTCCAGGGCTTGGAAGGGGGAGCATAGCTCAGGGAAGTCGGCGGCCAATAGTTCCTTCTTGGTCAACTCGCTCCGGATGTGTTTCGTCATCAGCTTTCCCGCCAGTTCCTCGGTTGCCCCGACGATGACGGCGTAGCGGCGATGTCCGTAGGCGATCGCCCAGAGCACCGCGCGGGCTAAGACGCTTGTCTTTCCTCCCCCGCGGAAAAAACTGCAACAGTGCAGGCCGCCGTTGAGGATGGCCTTTTGCGTCAGTTCGATCAGCTTCAGGTGGGTCGGGCTGAAGGGATGGCGAAACGTGCCGGGAAAGTAGGTTTCGAGGAAAAGCCGCAGGTCCAGACGGCAGGCTTCGCGTCGCTCGGGATCGGCCGGTCCCCACTTGAACTTTGTAGCGATGTCGCGTTCGTCGCGGCTCTTGGCCTGGTGATAAGCGTTCTGGGCGGCGCTGGTCTTCTTTTTCTTTTTGGCTCCCTCTCGAGCGCGGTCATCGTCGGCTCCGGAGGTAGCTGTGAAGATGCCCATTAGTGCGCGATGTCTTGGAGTTGTCGGAGTGCTCGCAGGGCCGT